ACCAATAGTACCAGTTATACGAGCTGCTAGATCCGATCCTACCTCATCCAGAGTCTGGAAGTTAGCATCGTTCAATAGATCGTAGTATCCGTCATTGCTTACGATGTAAGCCATGTCGGTTGGGTTAATACCATACTTACCCATTCCTTCACGAGCTGCAAGCAATAAAGCTGCAGTTAGACGAGTACCGTCAGATACGTCTAAAGTAGTACCGTGAGCTGCTGCGTATCCGTCAAGTCCAGTTACTGAACCTGAACCGTTAATGATAGCATTCTCTACCGCACGTCCGTGAGCACGAGCTACTGATTCAACAAGCATAGGCATCAAGTTAATAAGAACTTGCTCGTCTACGTCATTGTCCATGAAAGAACTAGAAATTAGACGATAAGCGTTCAAGACTACTTCCTTAGGACGGTAAGTAGCATTAGATGCTCCTCTGTTTTCCAAGTTACCAGCAGTAGCGGCAGTTGCAAATACAGCAGGATCTACATCAGGCTGAATTGGTAGTACAGTAGCTGCACCATTTACTGTCATTTCACGGAACAAACGAGCTACTTTCAACTCGTTCATAATTTCTTTCTCGATGAGATTAGAAACTTCCTGATCAATGTTACCTGCGTTAGTAGCATAGTCAATACCAGCTTTCTCTTGTAGGTCTTGAGCAAAAGAAGTATTCATACCTTTTTGAGTCATAACACCTAGTAGGTGAGCAGACATGAACTCTTGACCCCACTTAGAGATGTCGCTTTTACCAGAACGATCAGAAAAAGTCTTCTTGCTATTCTTCATAGCTTCGATTTCTGCGGTCTTCTCTTCTAGTTCAGTTTTATACTGCTTAAGTACCTCGTCAATCTTTGCGTCTTTTGCAGCTAACTTAGCTTCAACGTCTGACATAAGAGCTTCAACTCCAGTCTGTACGCCAGTCTTAACGCGGATTTCTTCGGCTTCAAGAGCCTGTGCTTTTTGAACTTCTGCTTCGGCTGCTGCCTTTGCTTCTGCTTCATCAGCTGCTTTTTGCTCGGCTTGCTTCATAGCAATCTTAGCAGCTGTATCTTCAGCTACCTTCTTTGCAAAAGCTTCCAAGTCGATGTTTTGATTGTCCATCTTGATCTCCTGATCTACGGATTTAACATCCGTGCTTTGAGGTGTGTCACTAGCTATTCCCGAAGTAATATCTTCATCCTTAGCCAGAGACTGACCTGCTAGATCTACACGATTAGTGAAAGTTTTTTTGAATTCTTCGTACTCCGCACTGGAGTCAAAAGACTTCGCGAGCGAAAAAGTAGCTGACTGATTGCATGGTACAGATACAACTGATACCTCAAACAATTCAGCATCCTTAATCATTAGTCCGTCGGTTTCCTTAATATAATCAGCATCCTTGACTCGGAAACCTACGGAAAAGGCCCCAAGAACACCGTCTTTAACTAGTTGAGCAACATTAGCAGGCGCTGCCTTACTAATTTTGCATTCCAGCTCCAAACCATCTGGTCCAGACTTCAGACCCGTGGCTCGACCAATTGGCTTATCATAATCATGATTAAACAAAATAATTGGATTTTTTTCAAAGTTCTTTAGTCCACCTTTCTGCCAAGCTTCTGCTGAGATGGAGTCACCCGCGCGATCAAAATCAGCTGTACTTGCCATTCCGCGAATCATGACAGAGCCATCGTCCTGTTCATGAGTCTTGAAAGTAGACGTCAGATTAAAGATTTTATTCATCATCTTAATCCTTTTTAACTGCTGGTTTAACAGCAGGCTTGACCGCAACCTTAGGTTCTGGCTTTGGTGCTTTAGGTGGAGCAGGTTTTGGTTTAGGAGGAGGATTTTCCTTCTTCTTAATTTCTGCCCACACTTCTGGAAGAGAGCTCTGCATAATACCTAACATGCGACTCCAGCTCCCAAAAAAATTCAGTACAAGTCCTGCTCGAATAGGTGTTCGTGCTTCAATATGTTCATATTCACGCTTACTAAGTATTTTTCCTTCTTCTAGCATTACCATTGATACTGCTTCGAGGACCTTGCCTCTTTGTCTTAAACTTCCCATTATTCCTCCGCTTCCTCTGTTTCCTCGACGGGTCTTCCGCCTTCATCTGGGTTAGTTGCTGAACCTGCAATGTTTGCAGGAACGCGTATTTCTTCTGTACCTTCAATAGGCTCAAAGCCTAATCGGTCTCTTGCTTCTGCTGGAGTAATAATACCTCCATTTACTAGAGATGTGTAGTATGCTGAAGCATCTCGCAGTTCCGGCTGTAAAGCGGGAATATCAGAAATGTCCTCACGCAATTCAAAACCAAAAAATCTTTCGAGTCCATAATTAATTTTTCGAACAATAGGAAGTATAGTCTCAAGATAATACATCCGCATATTTGGGCGAATGTTAGCGTTATTACCAGAATCCAACATAATTGGAGGGATTCCGAGCGCCTTTAAAATAATCTTTTCATTCTCATCTATCGAAGTTTGAAAATCTAATTCTTTAAAATTCACATTAGATATAGAATCTACTTCAATTCCACCGTCTAAGATAAGAGGTCGTCTTCCTCCTGCATCCGGACGGTATCTTGCTTGCCAAGAAACCATCATTCGTTCTTTAATTTTCTCAGAAAGTGTATTAGGAGATTTAAGTACTAAACCTGGCACGGCTCCATTCTTAAAAAAGTTATCTTGGAAAGCTCTCATACTTTTCATGAGAATCATAGTACGTAATGCAGGCTTTAGTCGAGGGACTCCACGATATATGGAGTGGAAAGAGTTTTCTTTAATATGAATAATCTCATCAGGACTAAATGTAATATCGTGCATTGTGAACTTTTCAATATACGTCTCTTTACTAGAATGAATACGTACATCTGTGGCCGGTAAATGATAGAGATGAGCTCCATCAAAGTACATAAAGATATTACCATCAATTAAAAAATCAGTAATAAGATTACGCTTAAAGCTGTTAATGTCTTGGTAAGGATTAGGAGATTTGTTTAAAAGAATCTCTACCTTAGATCTCTTGATACCAGGAACTACGCCTCGAAAAGCATTATCTCTAGAAACAGTAGTAGGAATCTCAGCTACGTCATCTACGATCATATTTACGCCGCGATTAACGATTTCTAAGTCTTCGTACGCTTTTTCATAACTAAAGCTGGGCTCTCGAGAAGAGTTAATATCATTGCCCATATGAAGCTGTGCAGGATTTAACTTCTCCTCAACTTCTACGGGGGTTTTCTCAAAAATATTATACCATGCCATTATGTTTTTCTCTTTGAATCTCTACCCAACGCATTTGCTTTTTTGCAGTGCCTAATCCGGGGTCTTTGCCATAAATTGAGTGAAGCTTTATATGATGAGTATGACATAATGTAACTGTGTAATCATATAGCTCAGCATGGTGTTCTTCTATAAAGTCATCCCGAAGTGCTTGTATGTATTCAGGATTGTGTTTGTTCTTTGTCAACCATTGATTTAGCAATGGTGTTAAACTGTAAAAATGGTGAAAGTCAAGCTGCTCTGTCTCATTACAAATCTCGCAAGCGTTCCCTTTTTCATACTTGGACTTAGCCTTATCTCGTACATACTTTACAACATCACGTTTTAACTTGGGCATTTTCCATTAGATCCTCAATTTTCATCTAAAGAATTATATCGACTTTAGGGTGACTTGTCAATAACTATTTTTCATCAGGTGTCGCTAGAAGGACACGTTTGCGGTTTGAAATGAATATAATCCGTAGCGAAGACCGTCTGCCATGTGCGAAGCCATGTTGTGCTTCGGCTTTTCCTTTAATAGATTAGGATTAGGATCCCATTGATAAGCATCTAAACACTTAAGGGACTCTTTACACTCTTGGTCAACATAAAGTTTGTCGTTGTCGATAATGCCCGATACATGTCCAATTCCATCCAATACAGACTTCTTAGCGTTAATGGTGGAGATGTCATAGTTCTGCGCGAGATCGAACCTTGTTTGCTGAGCAGCACTGTCAATATAGATATAATCAATATC